CGTAGGCGTGGGACGTGTCGATGAACAGCACGCCGAACATCCGGTCCGGCAGCGGGATGGCCATGTCGTCGCCCTGGGTGAACGTCCACAGGCAGCAGGAGTACCAGTCATCCGGCACGTCCGGCTGGTTCACGTCAGCCGACCAGACGTGGCCGCCGGATACCTGCGCCCCGGCCAGCCACGCCGACGTGGAGTTCCCGCCCCGCACGCCGAGCTCCAGCACCGCAGCGCCGGGCCTTGAAGCGGCCTCGTCATGGAACCGCGGCATGCAGTACTGCACGTCCGACCACGCGGCGAGCCGCGCCAGGTAGTCATCGCGGAGCGTCATGCACTTTCCTGACGGTCTCGCTGTCGATGGCCCGCTGATGCTCCCGCCAGGCGAAGAACGCCCTCTGGTCGGCGTCCCACGAAGCGTAGGCGTCGGCGTACGTCGCGTCGTTGTCCCGGCCCGTCACCGAGGGGTGCAGGTGCTCGATGACCACGTCCGGCAGCAGGTACAGGCACCCGGCGTCCTTCCCCAGGTCCTCCCAGACGTTATCGGCATAAAAATGGCTTATGCCCGGAAGGCACATCCACCCGAGCGCCGTGACGATCTCGCTGGAGATCACCGGGGCGGTCACCATGATCTGCCCATGCTGATTGCGGGGGTTCAGGTCGTCGCCGTAGGCGATACCGGGTCCGTTCTCGTCCAGCGCTCCCAGAAGTTTCGCGTCCCAGCCCGGCGTGCGCGGCTGGTGATCGTCGCCGAGGGAGGCCAGCGCCCGGTACTCCCCGGCGAACATCATCGCCAGCCTGCTGGTCCACTCCGGCATGCCGAGTCGCGCGCCGGTCAGCCAGAACACGCGCTCGCGGCCCTCCAGCGCCCGGTAGCCCTCCAGCGACGGGTCGTCCTCGTCCAGGCCCACCACGACATCCGTCTGTGCCTCGGCCAGGCCCAGGGCCGCGTCCAGCATCGCCGCGAGCCGGTGCGGCCTGCCCCGCGACGGGACGATCACCAGCAGGTCACGCATGCAGTTCCGCCTTTACCTGATCGAAGGTCCAGGCGTAGGTCCGCTCCATGCCCTCGCGGAAGCTCACCTGCGGCTTCCATCCGACTTCGGCCGCGATGCGGCTGTCATCGGACGGCCTGCCGCCCACGCCCACCGGGCCGTCCGTGTACTTCCGCCCCACCCGGTAGCCCGCGATGTCCTCGATCACCGACACCAGCTCGTCGATCGACGAGGTCTTCGGGCAGCCGACGTTCAGCGGCTGGCCGTAGTCCCCCGCCGTGATCGCCAGCGTCGCCGCGACCGCGTCATCGACGTAGGTGAAGGTCCGGCGGGCGGTGCCGTCGCCCCACACCTCGATCTCGGCCGCGCCCGTGAGCTTCGCGACGGCGACCTTGCGGCACAGCGCGGTCGGCGCCTTCTCCCGGCCTCCCCTGTACCAGCCCGCCGGGCCGTAGACCGAGAAGTAGCGCCCGATGCGGACTTCCAGGCCGAAGTCCTCCGCGAACGCCAGGAACAGCTTCTCGGCGAACAGCTTCTCCCACCCGTAGCCCTGCTCCGGGTCGATGGCGTTGGCCGCCAGGTCGTCCTCCCGCAGCGGCGGGGTGTCCGGGCTCACCTGGATGTGCAGCGGATACGCGCAGGAACTGCTCGCGAAGTAGATCCTCGCCCCGGCGACGTACGCGGCCCTGGCCATCGTCGCGTCGGCCAGGATGTTCAGCATGCAGTCGGCGTGGTGATAGGAGATGTAGCCCATGCCGCCGGAATCGGCCGCGAGATGGTAGATCACATCGCAGCCGTCGGCGGCGCGCTGCGCGCTCCCGCGCTGCGACAGGTCGCAGCGATCCCGGTTGTCCGCATCCGGGTGGACCTGCTTCCACTCGCCCAGCGGCCGGATGTCCGCCGCACGGACCTCATCACCGTGATCCAGCAGGGCCCTGATCAGGTGGCCGCCGATGAAACCGCCGCCTCCGGTGATCAGGGCGCGCATCATGATCCTCCCGGTATCAGCTCTTTGAGCGCGACGGCCCAGTAATCCGCGTACACGCGGTCAGCATCGTAGCGCTGGGCGAAGGCGACGGCCTGCTCCCGCTTCCCGGCGGCCTTCTCGTATGCCTGCTCGTACGCCTGCGTGATGGATGAGATGAACGGAACGCGCCAGAAAGCGTCGTGGCCCCTGTTGAACGCCGGCTGGCCCTGCACCAGCCACCCGGCGCCGCACAGCTCCGTCATCGACGAGCAGTCCGTCACCGCCACCGGCGTGCCCACGGCGAGGGACTGCAGGATGGCCAGCCCGAACCCCTCCCCGTAGGAGCAGTTGGAGCACAGGTCCAGGAGGCCGTGCCAGTCCGCCATCTGGGACTCCGGGATCAGCCCGGCCGCGATCTGGTACTGGTCCCCGACCATCACCTGACGGCCGATGCCCAGCTCGCCGATCAGCTTCGCGAGGTTCACGCCCTGCCGGGTCTGCGCCCGGGAGTGGATCAGCATCAGCGCGTCGTCGTGGCGCTTAGCGAACTGCGCGAACGCGGCGAGCTGCTCCCCGAAGCCCTTGCGGAACGGGTCCTGGTTCGCGGCGTTGATCCCGATCACGAACCGGCCGTCCATGCCCAGCGCCTGCCGGGCGGCCTTCCGGTCCGCCAGCGGCTTCCACACGGACAGATCGAGCGCGTGCGGGGCATACAGGGCGTCGTAGCCCGCGTCCCGCAGCATCGCCTCCCCAAACCGGGACATGGCTACCGGCCTGCCGGGGCCGGCGTCGAGGATCCGCCGGTCCATCGACCCCAGCGGGGAGCAGTCCACCGGCATCCAGTGCGCCACGTTCATCCCGGCGAGCCGGGCCGGGTCCAGGATCCACGCGTCCATCAGCGTGATCAGCAGGTCGGCCCGGAAGTGCTGGTAGTGCAGCGGCAGGATGTCCTGGGAGTACGCGTCCTCGGACGAGCCGGGGTAGGTGACGACCCCGTCCGGCCCGGTGATCGGGATGCCCTGCAGCCCGTGGAACGCGGCGAAGGCCACCTCATGGCCGTTCTTGCGCAGCACGCGGGCGAGCAGGTCACCCTGCGTTCCGTAGCCAGCCCTCTAAAGAGGGGCACCAGGGCGCGTTCCCGTACACCAGTAGCCGACTCATATAAGCATCACCCCCCGGCGGGCGGCAGTTACCGCCCCAGGATGCCCGCAGTCCTGCGGGCTCACGGGCATGGACATCAGGGCCGGAGCGGGGCCGCCGGCTAGAACCCGGTCTGTCCCGTAGCGGTGCTGAGCAGCCACGCCACGGAGGCGGTCCCCGAGCCCGTGATCGCCGTCACCGAGCCGCCGAGCCCGCCCGGGTAGCCCTGCAGCACCATCGGGGGCACCAGGCCGGAGGGCAGCGGGAAGCCGTTCAGCGTGGTCAGCGACCCCGGCCCGGCGATCCCGATGTACACCGGCGACGCCGTGCCGGCGTTGGCGAGCTGGAGCTGGCAGTCACCGGGGGGCATCACGCACACCGGCGACGCCGACCCGGACACCGCCTGCCGCTGCCCCCCGGTGATCACCTGATGACCATGTAGGAGATCAGGTACGACGCCCCGGACGCGGGCGCGCCGCCCTGGACCACGAACCCCTTGCCCGTGACCGAGACCGCGCCGCATCCGAACGCCACCGTCCCGGCGGTGTACCCGGCATCCACGACCACCGCCGACGGGGCGGCGGCCAGCGGCTGGCCGAACGTCACCGAGCACAGCGACCCGCCGGCGATCGACGCCGTCCCCGCGTTCAGGACGAACGACCCGGCCTGGTCATACCCGATCTGCGCGGTGACCGACCCGACCGTCCCGGCGCCCGGCAGCAGCGCCACCGTGGGCACGTTCCCGGCCGCGGCGATCCCGTTGTAGGTCGTGATCTGGCCGCCGAACGCCGTCGGCAGCGGCTCGGAATGCTGGCCGATCAGCGCCTGGCCCGGGATGTACGGCTTCGACGGGGGCGCCATCTCAGATCACCGTGGCCGGGCTGAGCGTCGCCAGGCCCGCGACCGTCGAGGACACCGCGCCGGACCCGGCGGTCTGCGCCCAGATCTGCCCCGTCGTCGCCGTCCCGGCCGTCACGCTGTAGCCGTAGAAGATCAGCGAGCCGCCCGGCTGGATCTGCGCGCCGGTCGTGCCGTTCGCGGAAGCGGACCCCATCCCGGCGTAGACCGCCGACGCCCCGGTGTTGATCACCACGACGTCCTTCAGGACGGTCCCCGCCGGGAAGGAGCCGAGCGGGCCGAACGCGGTGCCGCTGGTGTTCGCGGGATTGAAGACGATGCTCGCGGTGCCGGTGACGGCACCATTCACTTGCTGGATGCTCGAGAAAAGCTGGGGCACACGGCTCCGATCTTGCTGTTCTGGCGGCACGGTGCCGCGCGCTGGATGGTGCGGGCGACGAGCGGAAGCCCTGCGAGCCTGAGCCGGGCCGGGAGCGCATTCGGGGGTGTCTCCCGGCCCAGCCCAGTCATGTCACTCGCCGTCACTGTCTGTTGTGTGACGACTACGGGGAGTTACGAGAACGGGGCGGAATCGCTGTTCTGGAGTCCGCCGAGGTGCGCGCTGTACATCGGGGCATGTGCGACAAGTGCCTCGAAGCATAGCAGACTATACCTCCAGGTGACATCGATCGCGGGCCACGCCAAACTGACGTAATCCTGACATGTCGAGACTTCCCACGCATTCGCGACATTCGTCCACGACTGGGGGAGCTGGTAGGACAGGAGGGTCGCGTTCCCCTGCGGGTAGAAGGGATGCACGACCATCTTCAGGATCGACCGGGTCAGCGGGTTCTGGAACTGGGAGACGGCCGCGCCGACGGTGACGTCGCCGACCTCGCCCTGCTTGATGAACAGCTCGTAGGCGGTGCCGGTGCCCTGGGAGATGACGTCCTGGGACAGGTTCGCCAGGTCCGACCCGCTGGAGATGATCTCCGCCGGGTCGGCCTTGAACGCCCCCGGCGAGATGCCGGGGCTGTCGAACAGGGCCTTCAGCGCGGTGTAGATGGTGTTGTAGTTGAAGTGCAGGCCGACGCCGCCGTTGTAGTACCCGCCCTGCCAGCCGCTGGGATACACGCCAGCCTGCTGGGAAAGGCCGGACAGGACCGGGATGACGCCCTCGATGCGGGTGCCCTTGCCGGTGCCGCTGTCAGCGGTCGGCTGCGTGCTCGCCGCGGGAAGCGTCCCGCCCTGCAGGGTGTACTTCACCCCGCCGCAGGTGGCCAGCAGGTAGTAGGTGGAGGAGACCAGGCCCCAGATGCTGTACTGCATCGCGCCCGCGGACGGGGCGATCGTCACGTCCACGACCTGGCCCGCGCTGACAGTCACCGCGGTGCTCCCGGAGACGGCGGTGGTGCCGAAGTAGTTCGTGGCCGCGACCAGGACATGGTCGACGGTGGTGTTCAGCGCAGTCTCGTTGCTCTGCGCGTTCCGGACGGTGCAGGTCGGGGCAGCCGGCGTCGCCAGGTTCTGCGCAGAACCGGCGATGATGGCGTACTCCTCGGCGAGCATCCGATTTGTTACTCTCTGCCCCTTTTGGCAGAGGGACGGGTCATTTCTACCCGTCTCTTACGCTTTCGTCGTAAGACCCGACTATATCTTCACCCGCGTGGGGTGCTCCGTGCATAGTCTGTGAACCATCGCGTCGGCCGCAAGGCCAGGCGCGCTCGGCTGCTGATTGCCCCTCAAGCGGCATGAAGCCGCCGCGATCTTCTCGGACCGTCGCGCCCGCCCTTTCGGGCCACGCTGTGGTGATCGCGGGTGACACGGGCGTTCCAGCAATTCTCGGAGTTTATTGCCCGCCTGTTGCCAGGCGGCGGAGACGATCGTCAGAAAATCTCCTGAAGCATAATCAGGTTGGCTCACTGTTGTTACTCACTGCCAGCGCCGAGATGATGCGGCGTCGGCAGCGGGCCAGGCCGTTTCTGTTCCGCCTAGCTCCGCGCCTTTGTCATTGAACGCGGGTCGGACCATGTCATGATCTGACTACTGCGAGCCGGGAAGGCTGCCGCGAGGACGGGCGCCGCCCTGCGGGCGCATCGGAATGCCGCGCCGGCGCATCTCCAGCATGACGTACGAGCGGCTTACCCCGTAGGAGCCGGCCACCTGCTGCGCGTTCATCCCTGAGTTGTACCGGTCGGCGAGATCGGCCATCCCGGGCATGACGCGCTTGTTGTTGACCGTTTCGGGATGCTCGTGCATCCACTTCCCGTAGCACTCTGAACTGCAGAAACGCGCAGGCTTGCCGCCGTTCCGCTTATGGAACGTGACGGGTGCGCCGCACTGCTCGCACCCGATGGTCGCCGGGCCGCCGCCCCAGTTGGGGTTGAGCGCACCAACGTGGCCATCGCGGTTCAGCCGGATCAGCACGGTAGGCGCGGCCTCTGGCACGAGGCCGTTCTCCCTCATCACCCGCCGCACTGCGGCGTCGGGATCGGTGCGCGCCTGATGGTTGCTGAACCAGTAGACCCGGTAGCCCGCGGCTTGCAGCGCTGCCGTCTTGCGCTCACGGCGCAGTGCGGCCCGCGTCTCGCCGGGGCTGTTGGTCACCTCGATGACGACCGGTTTCTGCTTCAGTTCGATGTCCGCCTCGTACCTGTCCCCAGCCGGGTGAGACTGCGTCTCGAAGCTGAGGCGAGCGCGGATGAGTGCCTGATGGAACATTGCCTCACACGGCGTGTTGATCACACTGGTGCTCGCTGGCTGGCGGGCATCCGCGCAGTCCGCGGGAGGGTATTCCAGCTCGTCAGATCCCCTGCGTATGGCCTCTACGGCTCGCCCGCTGCGTAGCGGGATTGCCTCGGCGTTACCCATGGTCCTGATGATATCAAATCAGGGTGAAGGGCTTTCACCGATACAGCAGGGTTATTCACTCGCGCGTCACCGCGCGAGGCCCCAGGTCAGTTTAGGGCGCTGATGTCCTCGTAACCCTGGCCGGCGAACTGCGCCAGCCACGAGAGCTGCTCGGTGACGCCGTAGAAGCGGTAGGGAATGTCAAGCGTGACCACGGTCTGCGATCCAGCCGGGGGCAGGTTCAGCGGCCAGTTCCCGAAGGAGCCGCCCTGCTGCACCATCTCCGACAGGGACGCGTCCAGCACGCCCTGGCCCCCGGTCTGGGAGCCCGAGATGCCGGTGATCAGGCGCTCGAGGACCGACGCGCCCATGCCGGGCGGCCGGGGGAACTTGTTGCGGTAGACGGTATAGACCGGGTAGATGAGACGCGAAGGCGCGAGCAGGTTGACGGGAACAAGGCCGTAGACGGAGCCTAGGCCCACGTTGCCTGCAGTGAAGGAGCGGACGAGGTCAGGCGCGGCCACCCCGAGATAGGGCGACAGGGCCTGCGCCATGGACTCGGCCATGGAGGGCTGGAGCAGCGCGGTCTTCAGC